GAATGGACAAGCAAAGGTTGGAAAGCTTGACGACCGAGGAAATCCAGGAATGGAAGTCGTACCCGGCAACGAAGGCGCTCCTCAATGAACTGAAGTCGCGGGTTCGTGAAGGGCAGGAGGACTGGGTTGCAAAGGCATTCCAGAGGCCCACGATTGAAGAGACCGCCCTCGCCAATGCAACGGCGCTGGGCGGAATGGAAGTTTTAAAGGCATTGATCGATTTTCTGGAGGATTAACATGGCAGAGCAAGGACAAGAAACGAAGATGTGGATGCGGACGGAGGGCTGGCGCGCTCGCAAAGGTCCGATGGCAACGAACAAGAGCGGCTTCCGTGCGACCGGTCATCGGCTGTTACTGGAACCGGCGCCCACGGAGACCACGACCGAAAGCGGCATCGTTCTCACCACGAAAACCATTGAGCAGGACCGCAGCAAGTGCGTCTGGGCCACCGTGCTCGAAATCGGTCATGATGCCTGGAATGACAAGTCCACTGATTTCTGCGACGTGGGGGATAAGGTTCTCATCGGGGAGTACACTGGTAAGTTCCATGTGAGCCCCGTTGACGGCAAGACCTATCGCTTCGTCAATGACCTGGATATCATCACTCCGCTGGTACCGCAGGAATAGTATTCTGTGCGCGCGTTACAATGGAGTAATGCGCGCATACAATTAGCCAAACTAAAAGGAATAAAGCATGGGTATCGAAGATGGAAATGTGAGCGACGCCGAGTTGCAGTTGCAGCTGGAAACCGGAAACGAAAACGACCTCGGCAGTGAAGACCTGACCGGCGGCAGTGGCGGCTCCGCCACCAGCAATGAATCGTCGCCGGAAGTACTGGCCGAAGCCCGTCGCATGGGCTGGCGTCCGCAGGACCAGTACACCGGTGATCCGTCGAAGTGGGTCGATGCCAACACCTTCGTAGAGCGTGGCCGTCAATTCAGTTCCCGTCTCCAGAAGGAAGTAACGACTCTCAAGCAGAAGCTCGAAGAGCAGAACGAGACTATGCAGCAATTCCGGGCTTTCCACAAGGAAGCCATGGAGCGCAAGGATAGAGAACTGGATGCAACGATCCGGCAACTGCGATTGCAGAAAGCAGAAGCCACTTCCAACGGGGAGCACGAGGAAGTTCTCGAGATCGAAGATCGACTGGAAGTTCTCCAGGCTGAAAAGCAGAAGCTCAAGCAGCAGGCGGAAGCTCCGACGGAGAAAAAGCCGGTTGCCGATCCGGATGCCGAAAACCCTGTTCTACAGTCCTGGGTCGAGGATGGCAACCAGTGGTTTCGTGACAATCCACGCATGCGGGCATATGCCATCGCCGTCGGTGAAGAGCTCCGTGCGGCTGGCAACACGAAGCGAGATCGCGAGTTCTTGGAGGAGGTTGCCGCAGAAATGCGAAAGACCTTTCCACAGCAATTTCAGTCTCCTCGCAGCCGTCCGGGGGCCGTGGAAAGTGGCTCTGTTGGTTCCTCCACCCCCCAAGGCAAAACCGAGCGCGACCTGCCTCCTGAAGATCGCCTGCTGATGAGGAAGTTCGTCAAGGACGGTCTGATGACCGCCGAGGATTTCCTCAAGAATTACAACTGGTAACACCATAAGACAACAGAGAAGGAATAGTCATGACGTTCAAGGAAAAAGAAAGCAGCGGTGCGGTGACATCGTCTGGAGAAGCTCGCGGTCTGGAGGATGTGGCCCGCGTGCGCCGACAACGACAAGAAGCTGAAGCCCAGGAAACCGAAGAGGCACAGCGCAGCCGTGACGTGCAAGATCGCAAGCAGGCCGCGCGCGCTCGTCTCAGCAATCTTGGGGGCCTGCAACTGAAACTCACGGTGGGCCACACCATCCCCGGCATGCATCTGTTCTGGGAAAACGATGTGGACAATCGTATCGAGCGCCTGCTGGGTGCTGGTTTCGATTTCGTCTCGCCGGACGAAGTCGGCATGCAAAGTCTGACGAAGCGTATCGTCGAGGACTCCGAGGTGACGAATCGTGTCAGCAAGTATGTCGGCACTACCGAGGACGGGAAGGCGATGCGAGCGTACCTCCTCAAGTGCCCAGAGGAGCTCTGGGAAGATGTACAAATGGTGGTAAACGATCTCGCTGATGAGCGGGACCGAGACATTCTCGAAAGCGCCAACCGTGCCGACGACCGCTACAGCCCGAAGGGCTTCGAAACCAGGTTGAACGGACGCTCGCGCTAGCAGCCGGCCCTGTGGGGGCTGTCCCAGGCATAAGATTACTCCTCCCCCGGCCCAGTGCCGGGTTTCTACTTGAAAGGAACTTGCCATCATGGCTAACTTGAATGCCCCCAAGGGCCTCGTTCCCTCCCGATACCTGGACGGCTCGGCATGGAACGGTGCAACGAATGTCTACTTCATTCCGCAAGCAGACACCAACCAGTTCAACCCCGGCGACGCCGTCAAATCGGCGGCCGTCACCGATGCCAACTTCATTCCCGGCGTGACCAAAATCACCAACGGTACGGACACGATTCGTGGTGTGATGGTCGGCGTCCTGTCGGCTGGCCCCGGCGCTCAGCCGTCGCTCGTCGGTACGAACCTGGATCTGACGATCCAGAACATCCCGGCCACCAAGAACCAGGACTACTACATTCTCGTGGTGGATGATCCGAGCGTCCTGTTCGAAATCCAGGACGACGGCAGCGCTGTGCTCTCGACGTCGCAGATGTCGAAGAATGCTGCCTTCACCGTCACCAATCCGACGTCGCCGCAGCAGAACTCCGCGACCGTGCTGGCCGTGTCGAGCATCGCCACCACGCAAGCCCTGCCGCTGCGTCTCATGGGCGCCATCCAACGCGCGGACAATGACCCGACCCTGGTCAACGCCAAGTGGCTGGTGAAGATCAACCAACACGAACTGCAGGGCAATACGGCCGGCATCTGATGCCAAAGCCTAAAGCCTTTCACTAACAGAAAAGGAGCTTAACATGCCCGGCATGATTCAATCCACCGCCAGTTTTCCTAAGGGCCTTTGGCCCGGTGTCAAGAGTTGGTGGGACAGCGCCGCAAAAGGCACGGTCCCGTTCCACGAGATGATGTTCACGAAAGTGACTTCGGACAAGAACTACGAAGAGTATGTGCAGGCTGTTGGCCTGGGCATCGCTCCGCGTAAGCCCGAAGGCCAGCCCATCATGTTCGACTCGATGCAGCAAGGCTTCATTACCCGCGGCACGAACGCCGCATATGGCCTGGGTATCATCACCACTCACGAAGAGCTCAAGGACAACCTGTACCTGAAGCTCACCAAGAACCGCGTCGAGAAGCTGCGTCGTTCGTTCCACGAGACCAAACAGATCAACTGCGCCAACGTCTACAGCCGTGCCTTCAATGCCGCCTACAAGGGCGGTGATGGCGTGAGCCTGCTGAACACGGCACACCCGAACATGAGCGGCGGCACCTGGCAGAACAAGCTCACCGTCGATGCAGCCCTGTCGCAGGCAGCTGTCGAGGACATGCTCATCCTGATGATGCAGTCCCGCGATGACCGTGGCTTCATCGAGCCTCTGACCGGCCAGCGCCTCATCGTGCACCCGAACAACATCTTCAATGCGCGCCGCATCCTGGGTACGCCGAAGCAAGTCGGCACGATGAATAACGACATCAACCCCATCAATGTCGATGGCTACCTGTCCGGCGGTGTGGTGAGCAACCCGTACCTCACGGGCACCGGCCCGTGGTTCATCACGACCGGCTGTACCGATGGCATGATCTACCAGGAGCGTGAAGGCCTGCAGATCTGGGAGGACAACGACGCCGACACTCGCAACTACAAGGTTGCAGCGTACGAGCGCTATGTTTTCCTGTGGGCGAACCCGCGTGGCCTGTTCGGCTCCAACGCACCGTAAAAGGAGGTTGCAATGCCTTTCACTAACGCGCCTGGAGGTTTAACCTCCTTCGGTGTTCCGGTGATTCCGGGTGTTCCGGCCCCCTTCACCGGAAACTACTTCTTCTGCGATCCGGTCAATGGCAATGACGGCTACGAGGGCAACAACCCGAAGCGTGCCGTCAAGACCCTGTACCGGGCTCTGCAGCTCTGTACGAGCGGGAACAACGATGTCGTGATCCTGATGAACAACGGTCTGGACTCCGGCTCGGCGGTGCTGTCCCTGGCCAACGCTCAAAGCGTGGACCCCACGGCGACGAGTGGAGTGCTGAACTGGAACAAGAACGCCACGCACCTCATCGGTCTGGGCATTCCCAGTAACTACAGCCGCTCACGCATCGCGCCGCCGTCCGGCACCTACACCCAGGCTACCTTCGGCAGTGGTAACTTCGTGGTGGTGACGGGTGCCGGTTGCCTGTTCATGAACCTGAGCATTTTCCATGGCTTCTCCACCGGGGGCACGAACCAGATCGCATGGACAGACAGTGGCGGTCGCAACTCCTATATCAACTGCGGGTTCTTCGGTGCGAGCGACGCCGCGTCCGCAGCTGACACGGGCAGCCGCAGTCTCAAGATCAACACGACGGGGGAAAACTCCTTCACCAACTGCATCATCGGTGGTGACATCATCGGCCGCTCCGTGGCAAATGCCAGCTTGGAACTGGCCGGTGGCACCTTCCGAAACAGCTTCGAAAGCTGTTTCTTCCCGTTTCTGGCGACCAATGCCGCGGTGTTGGGCATCCTGGGAACCGGCGCCAACTGCATCAATCGTTGGACGACATTCGACAACTGTTCGTTCGTCAACAGTGTCAAGTCCACCGGCGGCACTACCATGACGGCTCTGGCGAGCTTCACCAACGCGACGCCGGGCGGTCTGTTGAATTTCAAGGACTGCCCCGCAATCGGTATCACCAAATACGGTGATGCAAACGCCCTGGCCAACAGCTTCATCAACATGTCGGCTCCGAGCGCGGCTGCTGGTGGCCTGGCTGTGCCTCCGCAGTAACCCCGAATGCCGCTGCGGCGGCGTGGGCAGGGGCTTCGGTCCCTGCTTTTTTCCGTCTGAGGAATCGCAATGGCAAATTCGACTACTACCCAAATCCTTCTGGATGGACCGCGCAATGTGGTCGTCAAGTTCGAAGGCGTACTTGATTCGGGCGACCTCTCGAGCACTACTGTGCTATCCCCGGCAACATTGCAGGGCATTGACTTCAGTGGCGCGGTTAAAGCGGCCAATCTTCGGATCGAGGAAATTCAGTATTCCATCGAGGATCTGTTGTCTGTCAATCTCTTCTGGGACGGTACAACCCCAGTTCGCATCGAAGAGCTCGTCGGCCGCGGCAAGATGAAATACTGGAACTTCGGTGGCCTCGTCAACAATGCTGGGGCAGGTGGTACAGGTAATATCACGGCTACCACGCAAGGCGCGACCGCAGGTCAGATCCTGAGCTTCTCCCTCATTATCACCTGCATCAAAACGGCTCGATAGAAGGGGGAAAGTATGGCTACGAGCGGCTCTTACGACTTCACCATCAACAGGGATGACCTTATTACAGCAGCACTTCGTGTGTTGCAGGTCTATGGCATCGGGGATACGATCCCTCCGGAAGTCATGAGCTCGTGCGCTCAGTCCCTCAATATCTTTTGCAAGGCCCTCGTGCTCGATGGGCTATTTCTGTGGTGTGTGCAGGACCTCGCCATCCCGATGGTGGCGGCACAGAATCAGTATCAAATCGGCCCCCTCATCAACCAGCCACGTCCTCTGCGCATCCTGGATGCATATTTGAGAACGAATGCAAGCCAGTCCGATGTCTCATTAACGATTACGAGTCGCTACGACTACGACACTCTGGGCATGAAGCAAGCGCAGGGCATTCCGAATCAGCTGTACTATGATCCGCAGCTCGGCAATGGTATTGTGACTCTGTACAATGTGCCGTTCGACTCTTCCACAACTATGCATGTGGTGATTCAGCGGCCGGTGCAAGACTTCGACCTCGCAACAGACAATCCCGATTTCCCTCAGGAAGCCTTCCAGATGCTCAAATGGGGCTTGGCTGATGAGATTGGTATGGATCAGGGAGCTCGTGACAATGTCCTGGATCGTGTTGCCATGAAGGCCCGAGAGTACCGCAAAACCTTCGTAGACAGTCAGCAAGAGCAGGCTTCCGTGTTCTTCACTCCTAACCCGATGGGACAATATGCCAACCGATGACCCAAGGTTTCCCCTGCGGCAAACCATCACTACAAGGGACGGAACTCTGACAAAGGATTCCGTCCTTTACAATTCGTACGTCGATCAGGAACCTGGTCGGGAACTCGTGGTCAAAAGGCCGGGGACGAGCCTCTTTGCCAGTTTCGCAGTCGGGACTGGGCAAGGGGCCTTCAACCTCAATGGGAAGTCCTATGTAATCATTAACGATACGGTGTGGGCACTGGACAGGTCATTGGCCGCAACCATTCCGTCGGTGACGGTCTTCAATCTGCTGTATGATGTGGTTTCCGATGTCACTTTTGGTAGCAGTACCATTGCGGTGTTGAAATCGACGGCTGGGATGTGGACATTTGATGGCATCACGTTCACAAAGGTCACGGACTCGGATTACCCGGCAACGACTGTTCGAGGCCTCGTGCTCATCGACGGGACGTATTACGTGATGGGAAAGGACGGGATCATCCACGGTTCGGCACTTCAAGACCCGACACAATGGTCCGCGCTCAACTTCATCGGTACGGACCAGGCTCTGGGCCAGGGAGTTGTGCTCTTCCGCCATCTGAACTACGCAATGGCCTTTTGTTCGAAGGGCACGCAGGGATTCTACGACAACAACAATCCGCCGCCGGGCAGCCCCCTTTCCCCCGCCGGGAATGCTTCGTACAAGCTGGGCTGTGCCAGTGGTGATTCCGTCGTCACCATGGACGACAAAACTATCTTCCTCTCTCAAGGAGGTTCACGTGGACGCACTGTCCGCATGCTCACGGGTCTATCGATGGCTGACCTCTCCACTCCGTTCGTGGAGAAGGTGCTCAATCGCAGCAACCTGTCCTTGGTTCGGGCCCTGGCTTTCAAGTACACAGGGCATAATTTCTACTGTCTTCTGCTCGGCGACCTCAACATTACGCTGGTTCTGGACTTGACGATGCAGGAGTGGTATGTCTGGACAGGATACAACGGCAGTGTGGAATCGTACTGGCCATATTCCTTCTACGTCACCGATGGCATGAACGACTATCTGCTGCATACGACGGCCGGTCACGTGGATTTGCTATCGTCCTCAACGTACAGTGACGTGTCGGGGGCTATCCAGTGCCGGATTCGGACTCTGCCCTATGATGGGGGAAGTACAAAAGAGAAATTCTTCTCGGCCCTCACACTCGTAGGGGATACAGCCTCGACTACCGTATCCGTTCGTTATTCGGATGATGACTACCAGAGCTACTCTACCTTCCGCACTGTTGATATGTCGTCCATGCGGAAGCAGCTCCGAAGTCTGGGCCGCAGCAGACGCAGGGCCTTTGAGCTCCTGCATACGGACAACACACCGTTGAGACTGGAAGCATTCGAATTCGATATTAACCTTGGTAATACGTGATGAGTTTTGTGCGCACATTACAATGGAGTAATGTGCGCGTGGAATTCTCGAAACTGAAAGGATTTCAACATGGGCTTCTTGTCGGGACTTCTCAAACCAGTCCTTTCCGCGGCGGGGTCGGCCCTCGGTGGCCCTGTTGGGGGTCTCATTGGCGGTGTGCTTGGCGGTGCCCTTGGTGGTGGAGGAGCGGGCTCGGGTGGCGCTGGCACTCCCGGCTCCGCAGTTGGCGCCGCCGATCCCTTTGCTGCACAACGCGGCCAGTATCAGCAGTCCTTGCAGCAGCTGATGCAGGGCAATTTCACTCCGACGGACCCCTCTTACAAGTTTCGATTTGACCAGGGTCTGGAAGCTGTCAATCGTGGTGCAGCGGCGAGCGGAATGCTGAACAGCGGTAACCGCCTTGCAGAGTTGATGTCTTATGGCCAGAATCTGGCGTCGACCGAATACGGCAATCAGTTCCAGAGACTGGCCTTGCTTTCGGGTGCCGAGATTGGCTCCCCAGCAACTGCTGCCGGCCTCATCCAGAGCAACCTCGCCGGGGCAACGGCCGCTGGCCAGCAGATGGGTGAAGGCATCGCCGGCCAAGTAGGTGGCTGGCTCAAAGACTGGATGTCACCCCCTGTTGACAACGCATCGTATTCGGCCGGTCCCATCTTCTAAGGAGCAAAGGATATGGCACTTTCTTTTCCGGCTCTCGACGCTGCCGCGGCTGCTGACTTCGCCGGTCAGCAGGCACTTCTCGGTCAGCGACAGTCGCAAGCTGAGCTTGAACTCCGTCAGCAGCAAATCGCAACAGCCAAAATCAACAATCAGCTGCAACAGCAAGCTTTGCAGAATAAGACAGCAATGTCTCAGTGGCTGCAATCTGAACAGGCTCTGCAGGAGGAGCCTACGACTAACGCCACTGGACTCGCAAAGCTCTATGGCCGTGCGAGCCAGCAAGCTCTGCTCCGTGGGGACTTTGACGGGGCACAAGAGATGGACCGTCTCGCCAAGGGTCAACTTGACATTGCTGAGAAAGAAGGGAAGACCCTGGAAGAGGCTCGCGTTCGCAAAGCCGAAGCCCTCTCCACAGCTGCGCAAGACGTGCTGGCTGACCCGAGCCCCGAGAATCACAAGAAGTTAGTGGACGCTGCACTTGCTTCCGGAGTGAATCCGGCTGACATTCCTTTGCCATCCGATCCGAAGTACAAAGCCTTTGCAACGCAGAGTGCGATGGCACCGTTGACCGGGCAGAAAAGGCTGGACTACCTGGAGAAGGTCCGTGAACACCAAGAACAAGAGCGTCAACGCAAGCAAGCTGAGGAGGATCGCCATCAAGAGCGGGTGGAGGCGCAGAAGGATAGGGCAGCGGCGCGCGAGTCTCTCACTGAATATCATAAAGAGAGCCTGGCTATTCGCAATCAACTAGCTCAGAGCATTATCGAGGCCCGTAAAGAGAAACAGGCAGCCGGAGGCGAGATTCGCCGTCGTAACACCATCGCCGCTGTCAACTATGCCAACGAGACTGTGCGCGGTCTGGACCTTGTTGGCACGATGGCCAAGAATCAAACGGGTAGCATCTTTGCCCACTTAAGCAGTCCCGACACCCTGCTCAATGCTGTTCGGAACATGAGCGGCAACGAGCAGACTCCGGAAATCCAGCAGATCTATCAGACCGCGACGAAGGGCCTGGGTCTCGAGATTGCGCAGCTGGCGACGGCAGGAAGCGGGCGCTCCGCGAACAAGGACGTCATCAAAGAGATGAGCGACATGGTGGAGGCGAAGCCAGGTGATAAGGACCTGGAGATCATGTTCAAGCTTGTCAATGCAGCGGACTTCGTTCGAGAAAGGCTGAAGGCTGTGCCCAGGAGCCCGGACCCGGAGATTCAGAAGACCCGCGAGGAAGCGGAGAAGCGGTTGGAGAAGTATCCTTCTCCGGCACAGGTCATTGAGGCTGCGACCAAGAAGGGAATTAAGCTGGGTACGATTAAGAAGATGAAATCCCTGCGGCAGTCTATCACGGACACCCTCAACCGGCAGGAGGCCGCCGCACCCCCACCGGACATCCAGGACCTTCTGAACCTCTACCCAGCAAAGTAAAAGGAACAAATCATGGCCGAAGCCAAAGACCTATCCGCCGCTTATGATGCACTGCGGCAAGCCCACGCCAACGGGGACACCAAAAGTGCCCAGAAGCTGGCAGATTACATTCGCTCGCAAGGAATGGGCTATGCCCCGACGGAAGGGGCAACTCCCGTTGACGTGGATGCTGCGAGTGGGGCTGCACGAACTGTGGCGGATTGGTTCAAGCCTCGTGAGCCGGAGGTTGTAGCCCCCAAAGAAGTTGCTGGTGCCATGGGCGGCGGAGCTGTGGCTGGCGCTGCTGCAGGTGCCGCGTTGCCGGGCGTTCTGAAAGCGGCAGGGAAGGTCATTCCTGGCCCCATCGGCCGCTTTGCCGAAGGCGCTGGTGAGGCCATGTCGGCTCTACCTCTGCGAGAGCGTATGATCCGTGGAGCTGGCGGTGGTGCTGCCATGGGTCTCGTGGATGAAGCCGGTAAAGCAATGGGTGCGCCGGAGGCAGTAACCTTCGGTGCCGGGATTGCCGCTGGCGGGGCCGGCGAAACTGCCGCCTCCTTCCTTACCAAGACAGCATCGAAGATGCTTCACTTTGTCAGTAACATTGCCTATGGCAACGTGCCTGGTGTGAGCCGGGCTTTCAGCGGCATCTTCTCCCCTAATCGCGAGCTTAATGAAGCTGCTGCGAAGAAGATGCAACAGAAACTCTTCGGCGGTTCGGATGACTGGTACGTCGATCATCTCGTAGGCAGCGATAATCGAATCGCAACGCAAGAAGCACTTCGCAAAGCTGATCCTTCTCTGAATGGTATTAAGCAAGGTGTACGTCCGCCGTGGGAGACCAGCACGGGTGAGATGACCCCGCTGAGTCCGGAGCGGGGCATCGTTCCCCGTGGGCCTGGTGGCACTCCTCCGTCGCCTGGCGAACGTCCAGCTCTGCCGGCCCCAGAGGGCGCCCTGCCAGAGTCCTTCGCTCGTGGCAAAAAGGAGGCCCAGGAAAAGGGAGCCGCTGCCCGCAAGCAGGCTGAGGACATGGAACGCATCACGCAGATGATCAAGCCAGCGAGCCAGATTTACCGTGAGCGCATGTTTCAGGGTGTGACAGACGCTGTAAAGCAAGGTCAAACCTTCAGCACCACACCAGAATTCGCCGAGTTCAGAAAGAAACTGGTAACGGAAGTCCAACTCGGCAACATTAGCAATGCCGACTATCAGAACCTGATGAAGTCACTGACCGCGGACCGGCTCAAGAATCCGGCCGTGCGGGCCAAGTATGCCGAGACCGTGGACAACAGAATTCGTGAGTGGGGCAAACAACTGGAAGGCAAGCCCGCCACGGGCGCGGCTGCTGTGGATTCTGCCACGGCCACGGAGATTCGTGGGGCTTTGCGTGACGCCTTCAACCAGTATACCAGCCGCATCGGCCTGGGTGATATCGAAGCCAAGTACCGAAATGCTTACAGTGCAGAGAAGCTGGCCAAGGCAAAGGATGAGCTGCCCTACTTCCTGTATGGTTACGGCTCGGCGTCTGAGTTCCAGAAGATGTCTAAGAGCCTCGCACGTGATCCGCAAGGACTGCCCTTCATCCAGGGTGCTGTCGCCAAGCACCTTGCGAACACGCCACCGAAGGATATCGCAGGGGAATTCGAGCGTCTCCAGAAGGTCCTCGTGAACGCTAAGCTGGTCGATCCCGCCGATCTGAAGCAGCTGCGCATCGGGGCCGAGGCAGTCAAGAGGACGAACGACAAGGGGCTGAAGATGAGAGCCTCGCAGCAGCTGCAGCAGATGCTTATGATGGCGATGGCACGGCAAGGCGGCATCAGCGCCGGCCAGGCTGCCGGGCGGCGACGTCCTGAAGAAGAGGAAGAGTAAGCCCCCACTCCCTCCGCCCCCTGCCCGACAGCTCCGGGGGCGTAAACCCGGTTTTATTATAATGGTCTGCCACCCCTCTGTCAATGGTACTGGGCAACGGCCAGCTCAATTCTGTGCCCCCTACCGCCCCGCGGCAGCACGTGGAAGCCTGAAGTCTCCTGGTTCGGGGACTTGGGCCAGGCCGGGCCTACGGCCCACAGGGAAGTTGCAACCCGCGCCTGGCCGTTTTTTCCCCCTGTCCCGAATTCTACGCGCACATTACTCCGCTGTAACGTGCGCACAAAACTCCAATAATCTTGCAACCGAACGGACCTGAACTGCCATGAACATCCTTCTGATTGATGCTACCTCCTGCTTTTTGGACTTTGCCCTTCGCTGCGAGGCTGCAGGGCATAGCGTGCGGGTCTTTATGGGACCCACAAAGGAAGGTGGCCGCTCCGAAGTCGGGGATGGGCTCATTGAGAAGGTCAATGCCTGGGAACCTCACATGAAGTGGGCGGACCTCATCATGTGCAGTGACAATACCAAGTACCTCCACGCCCTGGAACCCTACCGCAAACGGGGGTTTCCCTTATGGGGACCATCAGTCGCCACCGCTGCCTGGGAATTGGAGCGAGGGACTGGTCAGCGGGTTCTTGAAGCTGCCGGTATCGACACGATCCCCAGCATCTGCTTCTCCTCGTATCCACAAGCCATAGCAATGGTCAAAAGGACACAGAAGCGCTACGTCTCGAAGCCCGACGGTGACGCTGACAAGGCCCTTTCGTATGTCAGCAAGAGCCCGGCGGACATGTGCTTCATGCTTGATCACTGGCAGAGGGTCGGCAAAGGGAAACCCAACTTCCTGATGCAGGAATTCATCCCAGGCATCGAAATGGCAGTGGGCGGCTGGTTCGGTCGCAATGGATTCTCGCAATACTTCCTCGAAAACTTCGAATTCAAGAAGCTCATGAATGGCGAAGTCGGCGTCAATACGGGCGAGATGGGCACGCTGATGCGCTATGTTACCGAGGAACAGTCGTGCCTGGCTCAGAAGATGCTGTGTCCGCTCGAAGGGGAGCTCTTCCGTCAAGGGTACACCGGCTTCATTGACGTCTCCGTTATCATTGACAAGAAGGGCAATCCGTGGCCGCTGGAGTTCACCTGTCGTCCGGGCTGGCCTCTTTTCCAGATCCAGCAGGCCTTGCACCCGGAGCCTGTCGAATGGATGCTTGATCTGTTGCAGGGTCGTGACATGTTCAAGCCCGATCTCGAGATTGCAGCCGGAGTGGTGATGGCCATTCCCGACTTCCCCTACAGCACTCTGACGAAGAAAGCTGTAACGGGCTTTCCCGTGTGGGGTATCACGAACAAGAATCGGCATTGCATCCATCCCGCCGAGATGAAGCTGGGCAAAGGTCCAGTGCAAGTGAACGGCAGTATCGTCGAGAAACCGATGATGGTCACTGCCGGGGACTACGTTCTCGTGACTTCCGGGACCGGTGACACGGTAAGAGATGCATGCGAGTGCGCATATGCTGTGCTGAAGGAGCTGGAAATCCCGAACAGTCCCATGTACCGCACGGACATCGGACAACGGCTCCAGAAGCAGTTGCCGGAGCTGCGGGCTCTGGGCTACGCGACGGCCTGGAAGTACTGACGGGAGAGGAAGATGGCTTCACAACAGCCCATCCCACCGACACCGCCCTATGCTGAAGCAGGGTTCGATAGGGACATCTGGCAACGGTGGCTGGAGATTCTACGGAAAAGGCTGGTGGAGGCCTACAGCCCGGACAATCCACCTCCCAGTGCTACAGAAGTGTCTGTTAATGGCGGAGCTTTGGGTGAGGCCCTGGCCGCTCTAGGAAATATTCAGACAATGCTGGCGACGGTGACAGATTCGTCCGCGGCCGTTGGTCAGTTACGCCAGGATGCCGCATTGCTCTTAGCGGATGTGGAGTTCAACAATGTCAAGGTCGACGCGGATTTGACAGTTGTTGGTAAGGCTGGCTTCAATGGCAAGGCCCCGCAAGGCCCCGTAACCCTCCCGGCAAATGCTACGGACCTTCCAACTGCCATCGCCCTCGTCAACGCCATCAAAGCTTTGCTCATCGCAAACGGGCAGGCACAGTAAGCCGAAAGGAACTCGAAATGTCAGCCACCACAATCAAGCAGTTGGTTGAGCCACAGAAACTTACTGCAAGTGCCACAGCAGTGTTGTACACGGCTCCGGCTTCCACGGTCGCCACAATTCAGGCTGCAGTGCTGGTGAACCGGACGGCAGCGGCTGTGCAATGCATTATCTACAATACTCCACCATCGACGGCTGTGGCAGATGACTATTGCCTTGTCACAGTTACTGTCCCGGCTGGGAAATCCTACCTGTGCCCCGAGCTCATCAATCAAAAGATTTCAGCGGGGCGTGAGCTTCATGCGCTAGGCAATGGCGTGACCTTCGCCGTTGGTGGCGCCGAAGTTGCAGGACAGTAATCATGGGTGTTTCCGACTACTTTGCCGAAGGGCAGTGGAATTTCTATTGCGACCTCTGTGGCAAGAAACAAAAGTCCGGGCAAGGGGTTAAGACCTGGGATAATCGCTGGGTTTGCAGGCATCACAAGGAAATTCGCAATCCACAAGACTTTGTACGGGGAGTGAAGGATAACCAAAGCGTACCCTGGAGCAGGCCCCAGCCTCCGGATCAGTTCGTACTGGGCTGTAGCCTCCGCACTAGCAATGCCATTCCAGGTTACGCGAATCCCGGATGCGCCTTCCCCTCGAATATCAACTTGCTGTTCATTCAGGAAGGAATCCCTCAAGGTCCATGGGTGCACTCGACAGTTGTCCTTGGCATCCCCTCTTATGCCATTCCTGGGTGGGCCGTGCCCGGCAACATCAACAGAGGCGGTAATGATCTGAGCTACGTTTTCGACTCGATGCCCCCGATGCTCGTCAGGGTTGAAAGTACAATCTCTCCAGGAACTTTTTTTACAAGGATAGTCCCATGAGCAATCCTTTTCAAGATTACAACCCAGCCACTCCCATCACGGCAGCATGGCTTAACGGGGTGGATACCATTATCAACGGCCCCAATGGTCTGCCCTCTGCCAATGGCGCAGGCAACATCGGTTACGGTTCCCAGACTCTCGACGCGATTCTCAAGAATCAGTTCTTGGAGGTTGTGAATTCCGTAACGGCCCTGAAGGCCATCGACAAGACACGCTTCACGCAAGCTTTCCTCACGGGCTACTACGCTGCTGGGGATGGTGGTGGTGGCCCTTTCTATCTGGATGCAGCTGACACGACGAGTCTCGACAACGGAGGTACTATTTTTGTGGCTTCGGATGGAGGCCGCTGGAAGAGGGAATATGCCGGTGCCATCAATGTGAAATGGTTTGGGGCAAAAGGCGATGGCACCACGGATGACACCAGCACCATGCAAGCAGCCATTAACTTTGCGGGGATTGGTGGGACCGTCTTCGCACCGAAGAGCGTTTACAAGATCAACGGCACTCTGAACCTGTTGCAAGGTCAGATCTTCCATGGCTCTGGCTGGTCCACAACGACCGGTTCCTTTGCTGTTGCCGGCGGCACTGTCATCAAACAGTTCAACACTGGTGACATCCCAGCCATCAATGTTCCGGGCACCAGCGAATCCAACCAGTTTGAGAATGTGCACATTCGTGATCTGGCTATCGTCAACAATGTTTCGTCCTCGAATGCTTCGGGTATCCACGCTGCCTATGCCAGGAAATTTAAAGCCACAAATCTTTACATCACCGGCTTCCGCCGTGGCATCTACCTGGAAGTCCAGTGCTGGGCATGGGGCACAGACCACTGCCTTATCATGGACTGCAACCTCGGGATCTGGGCCGGTAGTGCTTCGGAAGACTGTCTCATCTCGAACTGCGACATTGGCCTGTTCCGTTCGCTGAGTTCTGGTGCCACGGAAGGCACGTCGTGCATCTTCCTGGCCAATCAGATTCAGAACTGCACCATCCTGTCGACTGGCATGCACTTCTGCGACTGGGCCGTTACCCTTAATCAAGGAGACACGAACGGCAATGGGACGGGGACGCCGTACCCGATGCAGGCTTCCATGATTGGCGGCTACATCGAAGATTGCAAGATTGGTGGTATTGCCATCCTGTCCTCCAATGGAAATGCGTCGGCCCTGCAGCACCCAACCTTCAACATGCAGGACACACGGGTCTTCAACGGCGGCGCCTACGCGACCATCAACAACGGCCAGCCGATCCTCTACATCGCTCACGCTTCGCAGGTCCGGGTCAACAACATTCAGGAATCCGGCTTCAGCTACGGTGCCATCCTGGGCCAAACCTACGGGGGTATCTCCTTCTTCGGGAACCAGCCGAAGAATGTCATGTGGGGGCAGGATGCGAACTACACCTACGGCACTGCGCGATTCCTCGGCAACATCAACTGCGTGTCTCGAGTTCCGGGTTCGAATCCCATCTGCGCTCTCAAGACTACTGCGACTTCCATTACGACTTCCGGCGGCTTCGGCAATCCGCAATGGAACTCTGTCATCTCGGATGCCTACAGTTGGGGCAACCTTACAACTTTTGTTATTACCCCAGGAAAAAATCAGCTCGTCCGAATTCGGGCTTCGATTTACGTCCAGGCTACTACGAACGGTTCTCGGTATGCGGTAATGCTGAACAAGAACGGCTCCCAAATTGCGACGCTGATGGATATCCAGGCCAGCGGCACCAATCCCTTGATACTTCAGGGGGAATACTACGACACGCCGAATGGCACTGGTGATTACTATGCCATCCAGTTCTACTCTGACAGTGGTGGCGGCAATGCTACCATCCCCATTGTTGCCAACGGTACGAACTTCGCAGTTGAAGTTATCGGTAGCTGATTTCTCTGACCTGAAAGGATACGAGATGAGACTCTTTTTAAAGATTTGCGCATTTCTCCTTTGCCTGTGGTTGCTGCAACCTCTCGCCGCTCTGGCACAGACCAATGCTCAGTATCAGTTGATCGCCTCGGCGGCGCAGACGGCTACGACCATCAACAGCCCTGATCAGACGAACTCCTATTACAAGGGAGTTCATGTTGCCATCTCTGTTACAGCCTACACGAGCGGCACATATACGGCCAAGATTCAAGGTAAGAACACCGTGACCGGGGAGTACTACGATTTGCTGGTGGGGACCGCCATAAGTGCAACAGGGGTCACGGTGCTGAAGCTCTATCCGGGCATCACTTCCTCTGCCAATGCGTCGTCATCGGATATCCTGCCACAGACCTGGAGGGTGCAGCTCAATGGAGCCTCGACCCCCAGTATGACACTTTCGGTTCAGGCCATTCTGAACCAGTAGCAGCAACAGCAACAACAAGTGACCCATCAACAAAAAGAAAGGGATTCTGAAATGAGGCTCGGACACGGGGGTACTGTGGACAATGAAAGAGAGAACCATCACCAGGACAGACGCACCAACCGTGTCCTGACGGATGCAGACGTGGAGATGATCGTCAAGAAGACGGTGGATCAACTGGTGGCCAGAAGCTCTGACGCTCTCATCGAAGAGTTCGACAAGAGACTGGGGCAAGGCATTCGCCGTTTGCTGTGGAAGGCTATTGGGGCGGCCGTTCTTGCTTTGGCCGCGTATGGTATGTCATCTGAGCATAAGTGGTGGTAGCCATGATAGTCACAGCAATGCGCATCGGGCCGAAGGGCCTGACGCTTCTCAAGGAATCGGAGAGCTGCCGTCTCACGGCCTACAAGGATGGTGGAGGGGTGTGGACACTTGGATGGGGTCACACCTTCGGGGTGAAGCCAGGAATGACCTGCACTCAAGATCAGGCCGACTACTGGCTGGATCATGATATTCGAGAGGTCGAAGAGAGTATCAACCTCTACGTCAGGGTCCCCCTGTCGCAGGAACAGTTCGATGCTCTCGTCTGCTTCGCCTATAACGTGGGCGTCAATGCCCTGCGTACTAGCACTCTCTTGAAAAAGCTCAACGCGGGGGACTATGCGGGGGCTTCGAATGAGCTGCTGCGATGGGATCACGACAACGGCGTGCAGGTAAAAGGGCTCACCATTCGCCGTGGGAAAGAGAAAGCCCTATTCGATTCTGGAACCAAAACCAACTGAAAGGAATTGCCATGTCTTTTAGCTTCGAGAAATTCATGCACGCAATGAGCACGATGCTGGCTCCCATCGGCGAAGCTGTCACGATGCTGCATCCGGGTAACACCAACGAGGCCCTGAAAATCAAGGTCGGCGTGGCCATGATTCAGGGTATTGCGCAGGCCCTGCATGATGCTCACGTGACCCCTTCGGAAACCGTTTCGCAATCGGCAACGCCGACAACGAACAATGCTTCCCCGGAGGCTTGAATCATGCCCTACACTAAGAAGCAGCATCGCCTCTTCGAAGCCGCTGCCCACTCCCCAGAAGTCGCACGGAGAGTGGGCATCCCACAGGAGAAGGCCAAAAAGATGTCCAAGGAAGGAGTGAAGAAGACAGAAAAAAGGGGGTCGAGGCGTGGCGGGTGACACTGCAATTGCAGAGCGAGGCCGGTTCGTAGGGGAACTGGAAACGAAGCTCCTAGCTGATACTGCGGAGGGGCTTTACCAGTTGCTGGTTCCCCTCTCGTATGTCGATCAGGGTGGCGAGGTTTTCACTGCCCCGGCGGGGTTTCAGACGGACTTTTGTTCCGTGCCGCGAGTGCCGTTGGCTTACATGATCCTGGGGAACCGGGCTCGCAAGGCGGGAACGATCCATGACTGGCTCTACACGGCAAAGCCGGTCAATCGAAAGAGGGCCGATGAGTTGCTGCGGGAGATGGTGCAGGTAGATGGCATCAGCAAAGTAGAAGCGTGGTTGTTCTGGGCTGCGGTGCGGATAGGTGGTGGATCGCACTGGCAGTAACGATTCGGAGTCGGATTTTGTGCGCGCATTACAACAGAGTAATGCGCGCACAAAACTTTTTGGGGATAAGAACATGAAAAAACTACTTGGTTGTTTTCTGGGACTGTTGGTTGCTCTTGCTGCGGTGGCCTGGGCACAGACCAACACTTACAATATCGGGGATTCACTGCCGGAAGCCATTGGTCAGAGCCATGTTGCGATTGCCATTGGCAGTGTACCGGGCTATACGAGGGTTGCATCGCTGGGGCACAATCCCAGCATTGCAACAGCAGGAACGCCAGCGGATGTGTGGGAAGGAGGGGGCACCTACCCCTTCCCAGTATCCGCCCAGAGCCTGGAGGTCGTCTCCTCCTCCGCCAACGATACAGCAGCCGGAACGGGGGCTCGCACTGTCACCATCATTTGCCTTGATGCTAGCTACGTGCAGATGGCAGCACAAGTCGTGACCCTCAATGGCACGACACCTGTGGCTGTTCCGAATGCCTGTCTTCGGGTGAACCTCTTCACTACGACGACTTCGGGTAGTGGGCAATCGAATGCAGGGGATTTGACGTTGCGTGTGGCGGGAGGGGGTACGACGCTGGGCCTCATTCGGGCCGGTTACGGGTTTTCGCGGCAATGCGTCTACACGGTCCCCGCCGGGAACACGCTGTTCATTTCGAGTGCCGTCATGACCATACTGTCAGCGAGCGGGGCGACGGTCAACAATGCCGTATTCGGGTTTTGGCAACGGTCCTCCGTCGGCAATGCTCGCATCCCCATTGAATTCCAGGTCACCTCCTCGTCACCCTATTTACACTCGGCGCCGTATGGTTTGGTGCTAACGGAGAAGACTGATTTTGCGTTGCGGGTGACGTCCGTGGCTCAAAACGGCACCAATGTGACAGGGGGGTTTGAGGGGGTATTGGTGAGCAATACCACAGTCAGGAAGTGAACTGTGCGCACGAAATAGAGGCCCGTGGCGAGGTCGGGGGCGGCGGACGGGGGATACCACATTCTCATAGATTTGAGGCCGTGGCACCCCCATTCCGTGAGCGGGCGGGGCATCGAAAATGGTGCCCCTCATCCCCTATCGACAATCTCCCCAGGACTTGGAACTACTAGCAATTCCAACTGGAATAATGAGAGGTTCATCGTACGGGAGAGGAACCTGGGACTGCTCGATGATCTGCTTCAGCATCCACTCCCCATGACAGAGATCGAATTGACCGACCAATGAATCATGCACCTGCAGAAGGATGTCTACTTCCGGCAGGTTGTCTTCGATCCTTTCCCACGCCCGGTTAATCAGACAACCGACGGTCGACTGCGGAATCCACGCAATAGCCTGATTGAAGATCGTACCCTCGATGCGATCGAAGAAGTGATACTTGTAGCCAAAGACGTTTTGAATCCAGCGCCTTCCGGACACCTGCTTTTTGATTTCCTCCTGCCACGCCCGAATTTCAGGGCACATTCCGAAGTACCATTTCTGGATACGTTCCGTTTCGTGCACCAACAAACCAATGCGGGGGGCAATGCCTGCTGCTGTGCCGAGGTAGTTGGTTCCGTGGCACAGAGATTTGAACATCGCATATTCTCGTGGGTGAGAGTCTTTGGTCATGGTTCTGTTGCTGTAGTACTCCCGCATCACCTCCACATATGGTTTCCTCTTGTTGGCGAACTGCTCTTTCATCCAAAGGCAATTGCTTTCGGCCGTAACGATTCGGAGGTCGGCACTGTCGAGGTCAATGTCAAAGATGACCTTGCCCGGATCAGGAATGTAGAGTTCACGAATGTTTGGCAGCTCCAAGCCCGAATCTTCCGTTTCTCCTCCCTTCGGGATGTTCTGAAGGTTAGCACCGGTCCCGAATGCATTTTTGCTGGACGCAAAGCGGTAGGTTTCCGTGCCACACACGTTGAACGAGCAGCGCATCCGACCATCAACATCGAGAGGGGCACTGACGAAGGTGCTGTGAAACACTCCCAGAGACCGTAACTCCGAAATCTTACGAGTGATGGGTAGCAGAATCGGTTCACGTTCTGCGATCTTGTGCAGCGCTTCATCGTTGGTGGTGATGCTCTTCGTCTTACGGTCGATGATGGGCCGCATTCCCATTTCCTTGTAGAAGAACTCTGCCATCTGAGCAGGGGAGCGGATGTTGATTTCGCGACCGATAACGTCTGCCATCCATTGTTGCCGATTTGCAGCTTCACCTTGGAGAATCATTGCAAGACGGGCTCGTTCCTGCAAGTCCACTCTCACGCCCTTGTTCATCGTGCGCAGCACACGACCGGTGAGACGCTGCTGAAAGTCATCAACAGCGTCGAGGCCGAGCTTCGTCACCACTTTGCCCAGCACTTCTTCAATAGCCAGGGTACGTACCGCATCCGTACAGTTGTACGTCCAGTAGTTAATCTCCCCTTCGCCGTCCTCGCCCTTCTTCCAGTTCGTACGATCATCCTTCCAGTACAGGTGATCGTCAAGGTACATCGAGGACAGGAATGCAAGGTTCTTTTCCAAATTGGAGAAGCACGTATGCTGCTGGACCATCGTGTCCTTCACGCTCGGGCAGATGAAGTGCCAGTGACGGAAGATATACTGCGCGTCGTAGTTCCAGTTCTGACCCACGACTGTGATGTGTTGGCACAATCGGTAGATCAGATGCACAAGCTCGGCTTCCTCCTCCAGGGTCCAATAGCCCTCTGGATTGTCCACGGTCATCAGAGGAATGCAGATGGCTTCCGTGCGGGACCATGCGAATGCGATACAGGAGATGTGCCCCGCACGAGTCTCGATGTCGCCGCCCATCTTCATGAGTTTGCCATCATTTTCCTGTTGGAAGATCTGGGCAACCTCAATCATCCGTTCCAGCTGGCTTTTAGCCTGTTCGAAGGTCGGGCGTACGATGAACTTGTACTCCCGGCGACGGATTTCCGGGAACGCAGACTGTGCGACGGCCCTTCCGAGGTCGTGAACCATCAGCCCCCGCAGCTTCCACTGTACCATCACCATGGCCGGGCTGAAGGTCGGCACCACTTTGACACCTGGCACGAGCGCGCTCTCCATGATGGAGGATCGCCAGTTCATCGCCCCCCATTGCCCAGTAAGAGCCCACAGTGCCAGATTGCCAAAGGTGACCACCACATGAGGGCGAACTCGTTCCACCTCTGCACGGAGTTGTTCCACTCCAGCCACCACAGCTGGGAGTACATATTTACCTGCGTGGAGCACATGAGCATTTGTGATGTCCTTTTTCTTGGTTGCGACAACAGCTTCGACACGGGATTGCGGGATGCGGTCCTTCATCACCATTGTGATGTAGCAGTCCGCAGCATAGACTCCGACTTCCTGAAGCATCTTGCGAAGCTCGTAGCCAGGGCCACCGACGAAGGGGGTGCTGTTCAAAAGGTCTTGTTCGTGGGGGAATTCTCCAACGAGCATGATACGGGCATTGCTGGGGCCTGTTGGGTGGATGGGCATATTAGCGGCCCCCCATGAGGCTTTGCAGTTCGTTGCTCAGCGCGTCCACGGAAGTCGTGGACGAGGCGCCGCTCGGGGCGCTTAGTTCCTTCATGCGGTTGAGGCACATCGCGTAGTATTCCGGGTTCATTTCCAGGCCCACGGCCTTGCATTGATATTTGTGGGCGGATGGGAAGATGGTGCCGCTTCCGGCGAAGCTGTCGAGCACCACGTCGCCTGGTTTCACGCTCCGAAGCAGCAACTGTTCATACAGGGCGACAGGCTTCTGAGCACCGTGCGTGGTGTTGTCGTCGGCATAGCTAGTCAGAACATCCGGATAGATGGCCGTGGTGTTTTTGTGATTCTTGATGGCGTACAGCAAAATTTCATACTGTCGACGAGGACCTTCCGACGGCAGGGGGACACGGCCGCTGCCAGGCTTCGTACACACGAATGGTGTGCGGAATACGTACCAGCCAGCTTCCTGCATCATCTTCTTCAGTTCGTGGAAGTTGTCGATGTCGCAGAAGACGTAGGCATGAGCCTGGTGCTTGGCGACCTTGTAGGAGAGAGGGGCCCACTGTGACATCAGGGACTTCCAGCTTGCGTAGTCGTCCTTGTAGTGGTGTTCGTTGTTTGCCAGACGGCCGCCGCCACCATCACCGAAGGAATCGGCACCCATACCGTACGGGGGATCGGTGAGAATGACATCAAATGTACCTTCTGGGCACTGCGCCATCCACGTCAAACAGTCAGTGTTGTAGACTTCGTGAATGGAAGCCGTGAAGGTGGCGCCGACGGTTTTGGCCAGTTCTATGTGCTTGGCTTGAGCCTCTTGCTTTTTGACGATCTTGAAGGCTTCCTCGACGCTCTTGGCCTTTGCAACTTCGGGATTGTCAACGAATTTCGAAACGATGAGGCTCTTGCGCACAGCTTCCTGATATGACCCGTCGCTACGTCCTTTCACTTCAACGGCCGTGTCTGCCACGGTGTGAACGCGACCTTCGGCCTGGGCGCGTTGCGAGCGGATGCGGTGGAGTTTTGCGAGGGCCTGGCTCTCTTCCTTCCAGGTGAGATTGCGGCGGCGCACGTTTTCTTCGAGCTCGGCTTCCTCGGCTTCGAGTTCGGAAAGCTGGCCGAGGGTCACGAATGGGACCATGCCTTCGGGTACAGCTTGGCCGTTGTAGCGTAGCGTGCCGCCGAGCATCCACAGATTGTCGATGGCCTTGAGGCGGGTTTCCCCGGCAACGAGGACCTTCTGACCCCCTTCCTCGCGCATGACGGGGGCGTGCAACAGCCCTTTTTGAAGGATGCCTTGGGAGAGTTCCTGGATAAATTCGGGGTCGAATTCGGTGCGCTGACGATCAGATGGGATGACGATTTCATTGCGTTTTACGAGTTGCATTGCTTGAGCCTCAGAAGGATGTGGAAGCAAAAACGCCAAAGCTCGATAGGCTCTGGCGCAGTTGAAAAGAGGATGGGGATTGTTTGGTGTGGGCTGTCATGGCTCAAATGGCTTTCACGACTTTTCTGTTAATTGTTGGTGCCACCATTTGCTGTCGGGCTGGTGGCCCACCCTGATGCCAGAGCCTTGTGGGCTTGGCGACCGGGCCCTTCCGGGCCGGGGGATTAGACGCGGGAGACGGTCTTCACTTCGGCGTACGTGTCTTCACCGACGATGCGATGGCTGACGGTGATCTTGGCCATCTGGCCCGGCAGCTGATGGAAGGAGAACGGACGGTCCGGGTCGTTGAGGCCGACGGCGGCACGGAGGCGGCCCAGGCCCACGTTACGGCCATTGGACATGTCGAGGGCACCATTGCTGTCGGTGTCCAGCATGATGCCTTGCTTCACGGTCACGGTGGGTCGGCCGACGAAATCCTTGACGGCTTGGTCTTCCACGAGCCACATCACGTCCAGACTGATGCCGGTTTGGGTGCCGTCCTTGGATTGCCACTGGCGCGGAACGATCTTTTCGATGACGCCGGTGTACTCACCCATCGGAACTGGGATCACCTTGGTCGAGTTGGCGCCTTGTACGGAGGAATTCAGGAAAATGTCTGCATCGAAGGTCATCTTGAGCTTTCGGATAGTAGATTAAAGGTTAAGGTTTGTTGTGCCGGGTTTGGTTTGGAGTGCGGAACCCTGCGAAACGCGAAACACCATTATACGGACGGCGAGGAAGTTGTCAAAGTGGTTTCTCTCAGTCTTGTGGATTCCATGCGCGCGTTACGCGGGAGTAATGTGCGCATGGAATAGCGATCAGGCGATCACGCCACCACGGCTCTTCCACTTCTCGATGATCGTCCGGAAGTCAGCTTCCAGGCCACTCTTGATCGGCAGGTTACGAGTCTTGACATCGGCAAGAGCACTCCCCGTATCCCACGTGAACTTCGCACCTTCACGAGACGTCAGAATAACGTCCGAGAACATCGGAGGCAGTTTCGGAGCCAGCGCTTTGCCGAGGGTGCTAACCATGATCTTGGTGCCGCCCAGCACAGGATCGGTCTCGCGCTCGACGTGAGCCAGCAGCACGAAGTGACACTTCAGCTGATTGGTGAGCATGAAGATGAGAGTCTCGATCTGCTTCTGGGCGATGCCCCAGTCGCTCTGGTTCGATACTGCTTTGCCGCCGACGACGAGGCTCATCGCAGCCCTGGCGAGCCCAGCCATGCCGTCGATGGCCAGCACCCGCCCCGGTCCCCAGGTGTCCGTGCAACCGAAGCTCTGGCCCGTGCGGTCGTCCTTGAAGTCGTTGAGGGCTTCGAGGATTTTCTCGAACTGATTGTAGTTCGAGCGGTTCGGGTCCTGGGCTTTGGCCAGGGTTTCGAGCGACATCGTGTTGATCTTGCGGGCCGTGGACATCAGGTCCGAGAAGGAGGCCTTCTGGGCCTCGACCTGATGCCAGTGCAGGTTGTCGGGAACGGGCTTTCCCTTGTCGGTGAAGTAGCCCAGGAGGGATTCGAGGCCCGGCTCCAGGCCCAGGTAGAAAACTTCAAGGCCAGCTTCCACGAGAGTGCCAAGGGAGTAGGTCTTGCCCGTACCCGCCGGACCCATCAGAAGTACGTTCGTGCCGTTGAGTTTGCTGGATTGTTCGGTCATGCTTGTTCCTTTGCTTTTTGTAAGTTGTGAGTTCGTTCGTACAGATCAATTGCCAAAAGCAGTTCCCTCTTGAGAACTTCCTCCGGCAAGGCTCCGACAAACTCCTCATCGAAATCCAGCAGCAGCGACCCCGGAATCTGCCATCGATCATCCGCATGCGGCAACCAGCACTTCCGGCACAGGTGCCGTACGCTGTCAAACTGTTGGACCTGTCTTGTTCCTGTTCCTACCTGAGTGACGGGGCACTTCGCCCACACCTCCCCACAAGCCGGACAGAAGAACAGGTAGCTGCAGGGACCGACGACGTGAGGGCGGCGACGCTTCCACCAGTCCCTTTCGGTTTCTCCCAGGAATTTGCCGTCTACGAAGAAGAGTTGTCGGAACGGTGCGGTCATTTCTGTGCCATCAGGTCACGAAAGGATTGCTGCAGGACTTCGTGATTCGCCGGAGCTGCGGGAGCGACCGGAACGGCTGGCAGGATGAGCTGCTCCGGCACGTTGTGCCCCCATGAAGCTTCGAACTCTTCGACGGTCATCTCCTTGCGTTCGAGGGGGTCCCAGACCCGTTTCGCAAAGTACACGGGCAGCACGCTTTCGGGATCGCTACTTTTGCACACACGTTGGAAGCTGCAGCCGCCATACTCGGTACATCCACCGTCGAGGCTGTAATCCCAGTACCCCTCCTCCCAGCACCGGATCATTGCCCGCACGTCCCGCAGAGTTTGCTCGTACCAGAGATCGATCTCGTAATCACTGCGATACGTCGGCACCTCTAGGGTGTCGTACTTTGTCTTCAGAATACTGACCCCGCGAACGATGACTCCAGCCGGTTTCAGGCCCTGGTTGCGAGCGGACCACGTGTAGCCAGTGAATTGTCCGCGCATCTCCCACTGGTTGACCCACGACGCACCGAGGCTCGATGTGGTCTTTTCATCGTAGATGTAGACACCCCCGGCACGATGGGCGATCATGTCGCTGCGGCCCGTGTAGAGGATGGGGTCGCCCGTAACGGGATGCAGCACTTCCAATGGTTCCGCAAAGCTGAACTCAATGCCACGGCGCCCGTTCGGTAGTGTGATCGGGTCCGCGCCGTCGGCGCCCAGAGGGTAGTGAGACAGGTAGAATTCGAAGGCACCGCACATCCGTTCCAGGGACTTGGCCGATTCCGGAGGGCATTGGAAGTCCCCGTAGTGGGTGATGAGGGCTTCCAAGCCCGCAGCTTCCGCGTCCTCGGCGGATTGACCCTGGACGTAGAAGGCATTACGGGCAGCTTCAATACCGGAGGCGAAAGCTCCACCGGCAACGAGATGCACGGACTGGGCAGTCGGTTTCCAGTGCTGGACGTATTGGTAGAAGGCTTTGCGACGGCAGCTCCGGAATGCGGAGAGAATGGTACTGTCGACACAATGGGGGAACATCGGACGAATGAGTTCAGTCATTCCAGCACCTCGATATTGCGGGCCTTCATCATCAGCGGTTCGTGCATGGCATTGGACATGCCGGTGCCGACAGCCGAAGCATTAGCGCGAGCGGTTTCTTGAACTTCCTCCGAGATGACCTGAAAGATTTTGGACAGTCCTGCATTGGTCAGCAGGATTTCCTGGGCCCCATTCGTACCCTTGAGCTTGACAGTGCCGACGAGTTGGTTGGGGAAGTTGTCGTCGTACGACGGACGACGGGAAATGGACAGGGATTCGACTTGCATTTGTGAGCCTCCAGGTTTCTTTCGGGTTTACATCAGTTGATCGATCAGCGCATCGCTGTCGATGGGCGGTGCCGCCTCTTTCGCAGCCTTGACGGCCTTCTTTTCCTTGCTGGCCGCACTCGTTGCCGAGGCTCCGATGCGATCCTTGCGAATTGCGGCCAGCGCGTCGCGCATTTCTTCTTTGGTGATGGTGCCGTCGCGGCACTTCTTGCGCCAGATTTCGATGTTCATTGCGATAGTTTCGGACATGGGGTGAACTCCAAGGCCCCGAAGGGCCAGTTGTTAAGCGGCGCGGGTGCGGGCTTCGGCATCCAGGATCTGATTGTACAGGGCCAAATCACCTTTCGAGATGCTGCCGGCGATCCACTTGTACTTGAACTTGGCGTTGGCGTCGAGGGGGACTTTGCCGATGCTGCGAACTTCACCGATGACGAAACCCTTCGATCCGAAGTCGACCATCACGTAGTCGCCGGCATCGATGGTGTCGAGCCACAGGTTGCTCATCTTGTAGGTGTACTCCCGGCCCAGCACAGCGACTTGAACAGGGGTGAATTCTTCGAGATTGAACATAACTGCCCTTTCTTGGTTAGGTTTTGTGCGCACATTACAACCGAGTAACGTGCGCATAGAATAATGCCTCACGGCATCGCAGATGTCACTACAATTTCACCAGGATTTCATGCTAGCACCAGCTTTTTCGTCGGACGACTGCACGCCACGTAGAGGCATTGGAAGGCTTCCTTGCGGTTCCGGTTCAGGAGAATATCCTGGTAATCGACGTACACGTTTTCGTAAGTGCTGCCCTGTGCACGGTGCGCCGTGATGGCGTAAGCGTATTTGACCTCGTGGAAGATGTCCTTCAAGGCCCAGAACTGCCGCCACATGTGGCGTTTCTCGCGGGCCTGGTGCGCGAGCTCCTCACAGTCCCGGTCAAAGTCACCCTTCGAAGAGGGGTGAAGCACGATGAGGCGAATCGTTTTGCCGAGTTCCGTGACGCACTTCAATTCGAAGGCTCTGTACTTCGGGTTCGTGGGGTGCGTCGTCACGATGACGTTTTCCACGATAGCTTCGTCATCAGTGTTGAGTAACGAGTCGTCGCCGCGTTTGCACGGTGCCGTGGCGATGATGCGCTCACCCTGCAGGAAATTACCCGGCACCGCTTCCGCTCCGAAGATGGCCCTGCGAATGAGGTCATTATACTCATCGACACGAGCATTGCGCCATGCAATGACTTTGCCCAGGGCCCCATCACCGAACGCACCATTGCAGGCATCGTTGTACACGGCCTCTTTGAACTGCGCACGGGTCATTTTCCACACGCCTTCGCTGTGCCCGTCGTTGTCGCTCTTGATGTTGATGCACGGTGCCGGACTGTTAACCACCTGCCGGACATTAGTCACGAACTTTAGGATTTGATTGTCATATCGCATGACGCGGGTGAGTTCAGCTTGCGAATCGAGACCCCAGACCGGACTCGACACTTCACCGACGGGAGGCAGCTGCGCCGGGTCTCCCATGTAGATAACCTTGAGGCCGGGATGGTCTTCGACCCGGTCCTGCAACAGGTGGAAGAGCTTGCTGTTGACCATCGAGGCTTCGTCCAGCACGATAACGTCGATGTCATCGAGGTCTTCGGAGTATTCGCCACCGACAAGTTCCTTGAGCTCACCGTTCTTCTCGATGCGAAGCCCCAACAGGGAATAGATGGTGCAGGCATGACCGGTGAGTTCGCGAAGAACCTTTGCTGCCTTGTTGGTAGGGGCCGTGAAGGCGAAAGTGGTGCGGGTGTTTTTGCAACGGCGAACGAGTTCCTGCATGAGGAAGGTCTTACCGGTTCCGGCATAGCCGCGAAGGGTGAAGAACTGTTGGTCGGGGTCCGCGAGGAAGTCCAAAAGCTTTGCCATGGCTTCTTCTTGTTCGTTGTTCAGTACAACGAGACCGGACATGTTCGGAGGGGCTTCACCCAGGAAGGGGGTTTCGGCAACGGTTGCTACTGCAATGGAGTCTTCCATTTTCTTTTCCTTAATGGTGATGGACGGTCAGGGCTTCGCCCTGGTTAAGGTGGTCACTAGGACCGACGGGTTACTGCTTTCTGTTCGCTGTTGTCGATGGCCTGAAAGTAGGCCCGCAACAGCTTTTCGATGAGGGCGGACTGGGCGCCGACAGGTACGCGACCTTCGACTTCCGAGTATAGTTCCAGCTCCATGCGGGTGACGATATCTTCCGGCAGGGAGAGGTTTTTGCTGATGCGACGCATTACGGCGGCGGGACGGGACATTGATCCTCCAGAAAAAGGTTGAGAGTTACTCTTCACCCAGCAGCACACGCAATCGGGCGAGGGCCGCCTTGTGGGCGTAGTATTTGGCTTTCTTTTCGTCGTAGGATTCGAAGCTGGTGCTGTGGGCTTCACCGGTGACGACTCTGCCGGTCCTTAAGATGAGAACACAGAAGGTCAAATAGCCGAGGGCGCGGGGGACGATGACCAGCAACTGACCGTTGACTTGAGTCAGGCCACCGGAAAACAATTCAGAGCCGGCTACACCTTCAGCGGCGGTGAAGTAGTATTCCTTTTCGATGAGGTCCAGATATGCATCGTCTGCCGATTCGGCTGGTTTGTCTGGTTTGGTGAAAAGGGACTTGATAAAGTCTTTCATTTTGGCTCCTGGGTATTAATGGTTATTTCAGTTTAACACCCAGCCGCAGCATCAGAAGATTGAAGTGCAGGGTGGAGAGGCGTTCAAGGGCAGCTTGGTAACGATAATTCATCGCGGGCTCCTTATTCCTGAACCTCGAAACCTAATGCTTCCGCGCAATCCTCGCAGCACTCGACCACGCTGTCTTGGTACTTGGCCTCTCGCGGCAACGTCTCATCGGTGGGCTTGGTATGCGGAATCCATCTGTCCGCGCGAGAGGTCTTGTGGGATTGTCGCTGGTAGAAGCCGAGAAAATGGCAGTTGAACTTGCCGCAGCCATTGCACATCTGACGAGAGAACATCACCACAGCTGCAGCGGGGTTCCATTCCCGTTTCTCTTCCCAGCCACGAACGAGTTTGTTAAGGGCACCGCGCTCTTCGGGAGCGGCACGGCCTTCAGCCAGGGCTTTGCGGGCTTCTTTTGCGGATTGGCGGTCGGATTGTTCCTGGAGGCTTTCGGCCAAGAGGTCGTCGAGGTTCATGAAGGTCATTGCGTCCCCTTTAATTATTGATGAATTGTTTGAGTTCGTTTTCAACGGCGATTTCGAGCAGCTGGTTCGTATACTTCAGCATGCGATGGCGGGTTTCCCCGAGTTCTTCATCATCCAGATCATGCTCGGCCAGCAGTTTTTTAGCAACGCGAGTGCACATCGGCGCATCCGAAGCATTAAAGCCACGGCCATTCTGCTCTTGCGTTGAGTACTGGGATTGTTCGGATGCCGTCTGACGACGGTAAAGAGCGACAACAGCCCGGCAGACGGCCCGGTCATTGTGCAGAAGAAGAGAAAGAATTTCAGGTCGAGTGTGTGACATTGAGCCTCCGGGGAGTTGCAGCGCACTATCGCGCCGACATTTTCAATTATACGCGCATGGAACGTTTTGTGCACGCAGTTATGCCCCATTTTGGCTCAGTCTGGCCCTATTCCATGCGCGCATTACAGCGTAGTAACGCGCGCACAAAAAACAAAACCCCCGACAGTCTAGTCCCTGTCGGGGGTTTCGGCAGCTGTGGAGGCTCAAACCCAGCTGCACGGGGCTTCGCCCCGCCACACAGCCCTTCGGACCCGGAAGTTACGCTGCGGCGGCTTCCAGGCTGTCCAGCATTGCGTCGCTGTCGATGGTCGGCGCCTTCTTCTTGCTGCGCGCGGCCTTCTCAGCTTCCAGACGATCGATGATCGGCTTCAGCTTGGCATTGCTGCGCAGCGCCAGCTTTTCGGCGTGGGTCTTGGCGGCCAGGAAGGTGGTGATCTCCGGCTTGGACTTGCCCGACAGTTCCATCAGGGCCTTCACGAGGACCGAGGCACCGGCCATGCCGTTGGATTCGCGCTTGATGTTCCATTCGCCCTGTTCCAGGCGCACCAGGAGTTCGTCCATAGCGGCGACGCAATCCTCGACATCATCGATGCCTGCGATCTCGTCGCCCAGCTTCTGCTCGGCGCCATGTGCAGCGAAACGCGACATCAGGTCGGCTGGCAGACGGAAAACGCGATACTCGCCGTTGACGAAGTCCAGGCGCACGACGACCGAACCGTCATCTTCGATGGTTGCCGTCTTGATCAGCTTTTTCTTGCCGGTGAATTCGACGACTTTGCCGTCGTCCATCGTCACGGACAGCTTGGTTGCGGGGGCTTTGGTTTTGACTTCGGCTTCAGCGATTGCGTTCATTTTAGTTTCTCCCGGCGCGTGGCGCCATCTGGTTATGGGGCATTGGTATTTGGGATGGTCCCGGCGGTGGGGCTCGCGCCCGTCGGTTTCACCGTGCCGCCGTCCTGCTCGACCATGTGTCATATGATAGCGGGGTTTGGATGGGCTTGCAAACCTTTCGCACCGGGGGATTGGGCAGTAATTTTACCCTCTTTCAGGGGTAAGCGCCTTTAACTGTAGGAGGCTCCCCCTCAAACTTTTTAATCTCTTCATCAAAGCGGTGCATTGCCCATTTCTTGACTGCTCGAATGCAATCAGTGAAGATCATACCTTCATCATAGAGGAAATGAAAATTCTCTATCGTTAGGTGAGACTCATCAATTAAAACTTTTGCATTTTCCTTTGGCATAATTGCCACTGACTTTGACTGTTCTTCGCGCACATCGCGGGTTTCGATATCACCCTGTGCGACTTGAGCGCTATGGGCGAGGGCTGACTCCGCGCGCTCGATGGCTGCGGCGATGTCGAGGAGACTTTGGACGCTGCCGCTCACGTGCCATGCGGTGCGTAGTGCGTTCAGGCAATCGCGCAGCGGCCGCTCGTCCTGTTCGCTCACGGGCGAGGTGGCATACTTCGCCATAATACGCTCACGCTCGGCTTTCGGCATCAGCAAGTCACCAAGGCTGGGTGCTGCTTGAGTGGGTGCGGCTTGGGTGGTGAGGGTGCGGATAGCTGCGTCAAGAGCGGCGTAAACACTCTCCATGTCATCTGCGTAATAAGTAACCGTCTCCGTATGCCCACACAGGGCATAGGAGTTACCTTGCGCCCACTTCCCTTTGGTTCGAAATCGTTCGACCGCTGAGCTCGATAGGACATCAGGCAGCGATGTACATAAATCCTCCAGCGCTGCGCGCAACTTAGCGTTTCCCGTCCGCTCTGCCTCAAGCGGGGCGTCGATGTGGGCGACGAGAGCTTTGTAGGCCACGTCTTCTTCCGCATCCGTGCCGAACCGGCGAGCCACGGCATATGCGTGCAGCAGTTCTTTGTATTTTTGCGTATTGATGGTCATGTTATCCCTCAAATCAGATCAGTGCATTTACCGCACTTGACGCACCAGCGCGCCTTACGCATCCCCATTTCTATGTGGCGCCATTCGCCGGGTATGTGCTTGCAGCGTACGGAGTCCCACAGCAGCCATTTCAGGTATCGGATCATGCTTCGCCTCCGGTGGAGTTGGTGAGCTGGGCGCTGGCTGCGTCAATGGCTTCGCGCGTCGTGTCGAATCGCTGGTGATCGTCGATGCAGGCTATGCCAGTGTGGTAGGGTGCAGACAAGAAGCGCCGACCGTCCTTGGGATCGATGTGCAGGGATGTACTGTGGTACGCCATGAAATCCAATCGCTTTGCATCCCTCTGCGCGCTGGCAAGCTGAGCGCGGAGGTCACGGATTTCCTCGCTGAGTTCGTAGACCTTTTGCTGGTACTGAGAAACAGGCTTACCTTCTTGCTGCCCGGCGCGAGCAAGAGCGATCAGTTCCAGCATGCTGTCCGGGTCAGGGGCGTAAAATGAGTCTATTTGATCGCTGATACCGTACTGTTGCAGGGCAATCTTATGACCTTTAGCCAGTTTTTCCAGGAAATCGAGATCGATTTTCTCTTTTTCGCCGTTGTCTTTGTCGCTCATTTCCATTTCTCCACTGTGTAACCGCGTTCCTTGAAACCATCCACGGTCTTGTAGGGCATATGCGCTGCGTCCTTGAGCAGATTGTCCCAGGCTTCGGCTTCGGTCGGGGCGGAAAGCCAGGTGCAGGGAGTGCCGCCGGGAGTGATGGGGACGTACTGTTCACGCATTGGAGTCTCCTTTCCCTCTTGCAACGGCGACGAAAACTTCAGCCAGGGTCAGGGCCAACTTTCCATTGTCAGCCTTACCATTGACCGAAATGTCTTCGATGCCGTTCTTTACTGCAACTGCATAGAACATATCGGCCATCTCGCTGGCTTCTTTTTCGATCTCCTCCGGGGACTTTTCCTTTGCCGATGGATTGCAGGGCATCGGTATCCAGTCAAAATCCCCGTCGACATTCGCGCACATCATCGACATGCCATTGTACAGGCCGATGTGGTAGGGATCGCCGGTTTCGGCTTCTGCCTTCTGAACCCGCAACAGAAGGCTGTAGGTGTCGGTCATTTTAGGCTTTGGCCAATCGAGACGACCCCACAGCGCGGCAACGAGATCGTCCCGCAGAAGGTCACGGTTTTCTATCGGGCCATGGCGCTTCAGAACGTTTTCGATGAGTTCGCGGATGTCGCTATTGTTCACGCCCATGACATCACCTTCCCTTCCCACACCATGAACACCAGTGAGAATAGGGACGCCAGAAAAATGGCCGTGAAGAAGTCGGCCCACGTCATCTTGGTATGGTCCGGGGGCAGGAGCCACACTCCGATGGCTCCGATGAGCATGCCAAAGATACAAAGGGTTACAGGATTCATTGTTGTTTGTTCCTTTCTTGTTGGTTGTTAGTCTTGCTGTGCCATGCGGAGGCGTTGCTCACGCTGCAGGAAACCGCGAGCATCGAGGATTCGGCGGTGCTTCAAGGTATCGAGGGCCTGCGCAACGGTTGTTTCGGGTGTCCAGTTCATTAGGGCATACGTCAGTTCCGTGTCCGTGGGGGTCATGCCTTGCCATGTACCAGTTGTGAGGAACGCGCGGCGCCATTCGAGAGGAACATGGCTGAAGGTACGGTAGGTCACGATTCAGCCTTTCGAAGCCCCTTGGCCCTGAGATAGTTTCCGGAGGAGATACAGATGCTTGTGATCCGCTCCTCCGCTTCTCGGAGTTCATCTTCTAGCCTCTTGATGCGTGCGCGCAAGTAGTTTTCCGTGTCAGGATCGAGGCTATTGGCTTTAAGGCGAACGGACTTTTGCCCCTCTTCAAAGCCTAGTCGATAGGCTTCACCGAGCTGCATGTCGACGCTCAGGCGAATAGTGGACATCCCTAAGCCAGTGAGACCTGAGGGAGTGTCAGGACCTTTGATCTGGCCGATTGTGGTTTGCCTGTCGACAGGGGGCTTGATGAATGCTGGACCGTTAACTTGCGATGCGCCGCTGCTCATGCTGGAACTCAGTTGATTAACGAGATTGGACATTTCATCTTGGGTTAAGGGCTTGCCCTCGTTGGAATTGGTTGCACGAGCAGTGAGGGGAGTTCCTTCGATTTGGAATTGCATGCTGGAATGGGTCATGTGAGCCTCTCAGATTAGGTTTCGGGGGTGAGTTTTGTGCGCGTATTACAACGGAGTAATGTGCGCATGAAATACAATGCCACGTTTTCGTGCAGTAGTCGATGGGATGGTGGGGAGACTGGTACGAGAGGACAACGTTTCGCGCGCGGGGAATAGAGGGCCGCTACGCGTTTCTGGTCTCGGTTGAGGGAATGGTATGGGCACGGAGAGATGACGGCGTGGTAGGGCCGTTCCGGGCCGTTGGCGGGGCCATCGCGCGAGACGATGCGGGTTCATAGGCGAGTGCATAGCAAAAACCCCTCCGGAGAGGGGCTGAATGATTGAGCGGTCAGTGGAGCGGAAGGGCGACGGGCGGTAATGCGGCACAGTCCCTCTCGTGCCACTCGTCCGCGATCTCTTCCAAGAGGCGATGGGCGACTCCGACTTGAACTTGAAGGGTATCTCCGGATGTAGCCATCTCGTCGTAAATCTTGCGTATGGAAAAGAACCTGACGTCAGGTTTCATGTCATTCTCAGGCACGTCATTGAGATATGCCTCCTCCTCAAGCAAGAAATCCCACATCATCCGAGAGGCTTTGTCAATGAAATCGGTCACACCGTTTCGGTGCAGGGAAGAGGCTATTGCCTTTACTGGAACGCATGACAACTCAAAGAGAAGCTTTTGATGGTTGATGTCAAGCGGAAGGGGGGTGATTTTGTTAATGTCGTGTTGAAGGGCTTGCCCGGCATCGGTGTTATAGGCCCATGCGACCGAGAGGGCGAACTTGGAGAGGCGTCCGTAGTAGGCGGATTGCAACGGGAAGAGGGTTGTGGCGGCCATAGCTGGTTTCTTTTAGAATTGGTTGAGGATGTCTTGCAGATGACCGGTCGAGAGTCCGCGCGAGGTGAGGACGGCTTCGGGGTCGTGGCCGGAGTCCATCTCTTCGATCATGGCAGCGAGGTCGTCCAGGATGTCGTCTTCGGTGCGGTAGCGAAGGCTGTCCCGCATCGCGCGGTAGAGATCGGAGTGGCGGAAGAGCTCGATATCCATATAGAGGCTTCGCGGATTAGGGGTTGAGACGAAGAGGCTAGCCCGTGGCCCAATGAGAGCCCACATTGCGGCTTCGATGCTCCAGCCACGATTGCACATGTAGGAAGCGGCACGGCGCGTGCCGAGCGTGCGGGCGATGAGCCGGGCCTGCTCAATGGTTGAGCGATTGGCTTGGAAGGCCACGGTGTTGTCGGGCTTGAGGTAGCCGAGATGGCGAGTGTCGAGGCTCATGTCAGGCTCCGTCAGTAGTCGCATGGGTGGGAGTGGGGTCGACGGGGATGGCTGTTGCGTGGTGCGGGTATTGTCGACGGCCGCGTTCGGACAGCAAGTAGGATGCGGGCTCGACGGTGTAATGGATGGCACCGATGAGGACGACGGCATAGCGCATGCCTGTGGTGTCGGCACGGCGCTGGGCGATGGTGAGGGCTCGTTTCTTGTTCATGGTCTGAGAGTCTCCGAAGGGGCACGACGGCCCCCGTATTAGTTGTGGCGAGGGTTACTCGGCTTTGGTCTCGGCTTTCGGCTCGTCGGACGTGACGCCCCCCATGATGCCGTCGAGCAGGGCGTCGCTATTGATGCCGCCCGTTTTGACTTCCTCAGCTTGTAGGGCGGCAATGGCGTCCATGACGCGCGGGTTTTTGCGGAGCGCGGCAACCTCTTCTTTGGTGAGGCCATTGATGTAATCGACGATGGCTTGGTGCGGTTTGCCGGTCAGCTTCATCATGGCGCGGACGAGCATGCCGCCTTTGACCTTGGAGCCCTCGCCGTTCTCGCGGACCTTGTTCCACGTGCCAGTGGGCGAGGTGATGCGGTCATAGACTTCCTTGACGGCGGCATACTTGTCATCGAGCGTGGCGCTACGGCCCGTGTCAGGGTTGCGAGCGATGGCGGCGGCATCCACGAGTTTCTGCTTGAGACCGTGCATCATCGCGGCATGACGGATGGCGGGGCTCAGGTCTTCGAGGCGGAGCGTGAGGGCGTGGCCGTGGGCGAAGTTGATGGCGAGGGTGCCGTCTTCGATCTCGACGGAAAGGGCGGCGACTGGGCGCTTGGATTCGTTTTGTTGCGACATGGTAGAGCCTCCAATGGTGCTGCGAGTTGTGGGCATGATGCCCGGATGGTTAGGGGTTGCGACTAGAGGTTAGTGGTTTGACGTCAGGAGAGCATGACGATGAACCAGAAAAAGAGGTAGTAAAGGAAGAGGAATCCGCAGATGGCACCGATGAGTTCGGCGATGACTTCAATGATGGGCATAATGGGCTCCGGGGTTGAGGTGCCCTTCGTAAAGGGCTGGGGAGTTAGTTGGCTACGGAGGCGATCGGACGGATGCTCAGAATCTCACCGTGCACGAAGCCCTTCGACTCGTAGTAGTCGATGAACTTTTCTTGGGCTTCGCAGACATCGTGAGCGGCGACATTGACGGTCTGAGTGTAGACGGTGCCGCGAATCGTGGTGATGTCGTGGACGATGGCGTAGATCTGAGTCATGGGGCGGTTCCTTCCGTGGTGTGTTGTGCGTTGATGTAGTAATGATAGGGCATCCCAGCCTAGCCGTCAACCTATCATAATTGCTAGGTTCGACCCTGATTGGAAGATACCATGCCATCCCCACGGCCACGGCCCGATTCCATGCGCACATTACAATGGAGTAATGTGCGCACACAACCCCCCGGCGCCTCCGAACGGCACAGTTAACTACTAACAGCTAACTATTAACTATTAACTGTTAATAGGGGGAGGAGCCCGGTCGAGGGGGAGGGAGACTGAGGCGGAGAGGGGTAGGGGAGAGGGGCGTGACCCCAGTGTGCATGGCGCCCCATTTTCCTTACTCAGCCCGCCCCCTCAGTCCCAGGCCCCACGGCCGAGCCCGCCCGCCCCTTCTTTAAGAATAAGAAGAACCGCGCCCCCGCACGCACGCCCGCGCGAGGCCCCTGCTTTTAGAAGCAACAGCTAAAGCAAGGACTGTGCCATCCAGCCACACCCGCCCGGCCCCCTCTTATAACAGTAACAACTAACAGCTAGCGGTTCGGCTACTGAGAAGAGAGGGCGGGGGCGCTGCAGCCCAGAAGAGGGGACCCGGCAGGGGGCGGGGGAGGGGGAAATTGCGGTGGCGGAGTTGCTGCATTAGGCTGCGGCAGATTTTTTTGCGGAAATTTTCGGTCCTCGACTGAGCTTACCACCCCTACCCTAGCCCCGTCGGTCCAGTCTAGCCAGTTCTGTGCGCACATTACGACGGAGTAACGCGCGCACAGAACCCACCGCCCCGCCGCCCCTTTAACAGTTAATACTAACAGTTAACAGCTAACTATTAACAGCTAAGAAGTAGGGGGCCCGGAGGGCGAGGGTCTTGCCGCCCCGTCGCGCGCTGCTTTAAGAAGGGGGGAAGAAGGAAGGAGAAGAAGAGAACAGATGACTGACCAGAAGTGGCCCGGAGCTAGCCCCCGAGTTGCCCGAGAGCAAGACCCACGAGCCAGAAGCAGTATATGTACCCGCCCGCTCCACCCTCTATTTTAATGTCCTCACCCCTTCCTGTCCACCCAGTAATCTGCTGCCTTCCTGCCGGGCTCCTTCTTCTTAACTGTTAATAGTTAATTGTTAACTGTTACTGTACTTCTTAAGGGCACCGGGGCGGAGCGCCGGGGTAAAACAGGTCGCAGCCCACTCCCCCTCTCCCTTCTGCTCCTCACACCTGTCCCTAACTGTAAGAGAGCCGGACCTGTCGGACAGTGATGTGACGCCTAGTTGCTGTCCATCACAGCCCCGGCGACTGTAGAGCTCTACCCACCAGCCTCAAAGGAGCCCGCCATGCCCGGAAATCAAGGTATCGAGAAGGTCAGCCACGTCCACGAGATGATTATCAACGAGATGATCGCCAATCCCCTGGTCACACAAGCGGAACTGTGTCAGCAATTCGGGTATAAGCCCTCGTGGATGAGCCGAATCATCAAGAGCGACGCTTTCCAAGCCCGCCTCGCTCAGCGCCGTCAGGAAGTGATGGACCCCATCATCCGGCAACGACTCAAAGCTAAGCTCGAGACCGTGGCGCTGCAATCCATCAGCACCATCCAGCGGCAGCTCGACAGTCCCGAGGCTTCTGCTGACCTGGCCCTCGCTTCGTTGCAGATGGTCCAGCGTTCCCTCGGTGTCATCGAGCCTCCGAAGAAATGAGGCTGCCCATGACCCAGGAACACGACAGTAACGATGCGGAGGCTTTGGAAGAGGCCGCAGCCCAGCTGATTCGGCGTAGCCGGATGGAGGAAGCCGGACTCCCCATCGATGACAGCACCGTCAGAACCCAGTCCGAAGTGGAGCAGGCCGAGCGCCGCCTCATTTCCGAAGGTTTGGCCGATGGCAGTCTCGAACGCACGGCCGAGGGGAGCCTCGAGAATGCTCTGGGCATGGCTGTTGTACCTCGCAGTGATCTTCTGAAACCAAAAGTCTTCCCGCGCTACACGGCCGAAGCTATGGTGCAGCTGATGATCGACAATCCGCGCTACACTCCGAAGCAGCTCGCGGCGTACTTCGGCTACAAGGAATCATGGTTTGCCGGAGTCCTGGTCAGTCGCAACTTTCAGGAAGCCTTAGAGCTCCGCCGCGGTGAAGTCACCAATCCAGTTTTTGCCGGCACGATGGATGACATGCTTCGAGGTCTCCTGTTCCAAAGCGTGATGGTCATTCAGAAGAAATTGGAGGAAGGCAAGGCCTCCGAGGACTTCATCATCAAGGCCGGAGCCCTCGGCGTGAAGGCTTTGGGACTCGGAACGGGCAATCAGCCACCTACAGCACCCACGCAGCCTTCTTCTCTCGAGGACTTGGCCGAGCGCTTGGCCCGTCGCGCCGCTGCTTTGCCCTCTTCACAGGGCACTGCAGTTGACCACACCATCGACAATTCTCTGGATGAGAGGGGCTGATGGCTCACGCACGACTCCCTGGCAAGCGCTTAAAGCTGACGGCCCAGATGATCGAGGGCTTCGCCGCCACGTATCTTTCGGCACAGTACGATGACACGAAGCCTACCCCCCAGATGCATCGAGAGTGCTGGGCTCTCTACTGCAGTGGGGCTGATCAGGCCGGAGTAGCCGCACCTCGTGGGCACGCCAAAACCACTGCCCTCACGACTGTCTACATCCTCGCAGAGTTGCTCTTTCGTGTAGAACGGTATGCCATCCTTGTCAGCAGCAACGAGGAAATGGCCATTGAACTTCTGAGCGACATCACTCGAGAACTGACAGAGAACGAGCAGATGATCGAGGATTTCCAGATCAAGGGCTTCCTCACATGCGCCAAAACGGACATCATCCTGGAATTCAAGGACGGGCACCAGTGTCGAGTGCTGGCCCGAGGAAGTGGGCAAAAGATGCGCGGCCGGAAGTGGCGCGGGGCGCGTCCCGGGCTCATTGTTTGTGACGACTTGGAAGATGACGAACAGGTCGAAAGCTTTGACCGCCGCGTCAAGTTCCGTCGTTGGTTCTACCGCGCCCTCAAACCGACACTAAGGCAGGGTGGCAGGCTCCGAATCCATGGCACCATCCTGCACGAGGACTCGCTGCTGGCCAGGATCATGAAGGACAAGACCTGGAAGACGAAGTTCTATCGGGCGCATGCTTCGTTCGATGACTTCAGTGACATTCTGTGGCCAGAGCAGTTCTCGGAAGAAAGACTGAGGGCGATTCGCCAAAGCTTCATCGAGCAATTCGATGCTAGTGGCTACTCGCAAGAGTACCTTAACGACCCATTCGACAACAGCGAGGCGTTTCTGAGGAAGGAAGACTTTCTCGAGATGACGCCTGACGATCACGAGCTTCCGAAGAAGTGCTTTATCGGTGTCGACTTCGCCATTAGCAAAAAGCAAAGGGCCAATCGAACCTCGATGACAGTCGGGGGGCAGGATGCCCGCAACACTCTGCACGTCCTCGATCAGCGTGTTGGGAGGTGGGACCTGCTCGAGATCATCGATGAGATGTTCCTGCTGGAGGAGCGCTACAATCCCGAGATGTGGCTGGTTGAAGATGGCATGATCTGGAAGAGCATAGAGCCGGTGCTCAACCAGGAAATGCGGAAGCGTAACCTCTTCCTGAATCTCTTCTCCCTTTTACCGATCAAGGACAAAAAGACTAATGGCAGGAGCCTGCAAAAAAGGATGCGAGCGGGGGCAGTCAAATTCAATAAGGAGGCTTCCTGGTATGCGGCCTATGAGTCGGAGCTTCTGAGGTTCACCGGCGATAGCGATGCTCTGCTGGATGACCAGTTCGACTCCACTGCTCTCCTGAGCCGGGGCATGGAGCAGATGGTTCTCACCTCCGAAGAGGACTTTCTGACCGAAGACGAACTATACAGCCGGAAAACGGAATCTCCAGGTCGTGGGGGACGTGATGTTTTCACTGGGTATTAGCAAAATCGAATTCTATGCGCACATTACTAGCTAGTAACGCGCGCACAAAACTACTATCAGAGAGGCAGTCATGTATCTGAAAGACGAACAGGGGCAGGAGCTCCAGTCACCGAAATTGAAGTGGGAGACGATTCTCAACTCCCCGAACATTGCGAAACATCTTCGTCAAGAGTTCCTTGATTCACTGGGACGTTGCGTGATAGATGGCTACCGGGCCGATCAGGCTTCGCGTGTGCAATGGACGCAGCGCATGTCCGAGGCTCTGAAGCTGGCACAACAAGTCGTCGAGGAGAAGAGCTTCCCATGGGCGGGGTGCAGTAACATCAAGTTTCCGCTCGTCACGATTGCCGCGTTGCAGTTTCTGTCGCGCGTCTCCATTCTGTCAAAGGGTCGTCGCATTGTCAAGTGCGATGTCGTGGGTATGGACCCAGATGGGAAGAAAGCTGACCGGGCCAATCGCATCTCGGGGCACCTCTCCTATCAGCTGGTCGAGCAGAGCGAGACATGGCAGGACGATGACGAGAAAGCAAAGATGGCCGCATCTATCGTGGGCTGTGCTTTCAAGAAGACTTACTTCGATGCCGTCGGCGGTGTCAATGTGTCGGAGTATGTTCCAGCCTCCAGGCTTGTGGTGGACTACTACACGAAGGACATCGACAAAGCCTATCGTGTCACGCACGAGATCTTCATGTCGCACAACGATCTGCGAGAGCGGGCTCGCCGTGGCATCTTTCTGGAGGCTGACAGCAACCGCAGCTCCCTCTCCACCGACAACTTGCTACAGCAGACGGCGGATCAATCCCAGGGTATCACTCCACCTGGTGAAGATTCCGTCGACATCACCCTTGTGCTCGAGCAATTGTGCTGGATGGACCTCGACGGTGATGACTATGAAGAGCCCTATGTCGTGTCCGTGAAGGCTGATAGTGGTCAGGTGCTTCGTATCGTGGCACGATTCTTTGACACTGGAGATGTCCACCGCAAGAACGATGGCAGTATCCGCAAACTCGAAGCGGATATGGTCAAGGCCGGGGACGATTCTGAGGCATTGCTAAAGTATAAGCAGGAAATTGACCGCCTGCGCAATGCCAAGGACAATTTGATCCTGCGAATCGACCCTACCAAGTACTTTACGAAGATTCCTTTCATTCCGAACCCGGACGGAGGATTCTATGACCTGGGCCTCGGCACTCTGCTGGCCCCCCTCAATGCCAGCGTCAACACCATCGTCAATCAGCTCGTGGACAGTGGCACTATGCAGAACACTGCGGGGGGTTTCCTCGGGCGTGGAGTGAAGATGAAGGGAGGTTCCACTTCCTTCGCACCGTTCGAGTGGAAGCCCGTTGACAGCACCGGAGACGACCTCCGCAAGAACATCATGCCGATGCCCGTTAATGCACCGAGTGAGGTTCTGTTCCGCCTTTTGGAATTGCTTATCAATTACGGGGAGCGGATTAGCGGATCGACAGATATAATGTCGGGTGTCAATCCGGGGCAAAACACCCCCGCAGAAACGAGCCGCAACACGGTCGAGCAAGGGATGATGATCTTCAGCGGTATCTATGCTCGAATGTATCGTGCGTTCCGCCGTGAACTGCAGAAGCTCGTCAATCTCAACGCGATGTACTTGGAAGATCAGGTCGACTACACGGAATTGACTACCGGGCAGGGAGCAATGATCGCCAGAGATGATTACACGGCAGGGAAGTTCACGGTTAAGCCAGCAGCTGACCCAGAGGCGGTGAGCAAGTCGCAACAGCAGCAACGGGCTATGGCTGTCAAGTCGGCCGCGGCAGCGACCCAGGGCTACAACAAGTACGAGGTGGAGAAGGATTATCTCGAAGCTTTCGGGGTTCAGGATGTGGAGAGGCTGTATCCGAATCCGAAAGGGCCGAATGCTGTTCCGCCGCTGCCGAATCCGAAGCTGGACATCGAGAACCGGAAGTTGGACCTTAAAGAAGCGGAATTGCGGATGCGCGGCGGTCAGGTAGCAATTGAGCTTCAGCAGCAAGCAGAGCTCAATGCCGCTAAGATCGTCGAGTTGCAAGCCAAGGCAGCGAAAGCAGCTGCCGAGGCAGATGGAGTGGAGACGGGGCACCTCATTGCCACCATTGAGGCTCAAATCGGGGCTGCAAAGACCCATCAAGAAGGGCTGCTCAAGGCTTTGGACTTGTTGCAGCGAGATATGATGCATGATGTGAAGGCAGATACGAAAGGAAAAGG